AACGACACAAGCACAAGCAGGTATCTTAATAATTCTGTACCAGTCAACTGATCTTAGAATCTATGTAATACCTAAAGATTATGAGTTTGAAAAAGAACTCGCAGATAAAGTAATTGATTTTAATAGAAGAATAGATGAAGAAGATTATTTCACGCCACAAGTCACAAATGATGCTCACATCAAATATCCAAACGCAAATGATGAAACTAAAATATTAAGTGAAGAAACATCTGAACTATTAAAACAACATGAACAAACAAAAGAGATGATAGCCAGTTTGAAAGAAGTAAATGAAAAGATACAAGCACACATTATGGATGAAATGGGTAATGCTTCTATTGGTAGAACTGGTGAATGGATAGTTCAATGGAAGATGCGTAAGTATAAGGCACAACCAGAAAAGATAGTGCCACCAAAAGATGCTTATGAGATTAGAAGTAAAAAATTGACAATTAAAAAAACAAACTAAAATGAAATATTTATCTATATGTAGTGGGATTGAAGCGTGTACTGTTGCTTGGCATCCTTTAGGATGGACTCCACAAGGCTTTGCAGAAATTGAAAGTTTTAGATCAGAAGTGTTAAAATATCATTATCCAGAGGTAAAAAATTATGGAGATTTTACAAAAATCCAAAAAAAAGATTTTAAAGAAAAAACAGATGTCCTTGTGGGGGGAACTCCCTGTGCAACATTCAGTCAAGCTGGACATAGAAAAGGTCTTGAAGAAGCTAGGGGAAATCTCGCACTCGAATTTTTACAACTTGCTAAAAGAATCAATCCCACATGGATTATTTGGGAAAATGTCTTTGGAGTCTTGTCATCAAACAAGGGAAAAGATTTTGCAACCTTTATCACAGCGTTGGCAGAACTCAGGTATGGGTTCGCCTACAGGGTTCTTAACACTGAGTATGTCAGAACACAACGATTTCCAAACGCCATCCCACAAAGAAGAAGGCGTGTGTTCGTTATCGGACATATTAGAAACTGGGAATATCCAGCAGAAGTATTATTTAACGGACAAGAGGTGTCAAAAAATAGTAAACCAAGCAGAATCAAAAAAGAAAATATTACCAAAAAATTTCAAGACAGCACTTACAAACAAAATGAAATATTAGTTTTTGAAACAAACACGCCTGATAGGTGTGCAAGAATTCAAAAAGAAGAAATATCCCCAACATTAACTGCCATGACTGGTGGCAATAGAGAACCATGTATATTTGTTGAATATAAAAACACAAAAAAAGAAAGTAAGGATGGTTTGAAACAGTATGGTAGTGAGTTAAAAAAAGTAACAGTTAGAAAACATAGGGTTGAAATTAATAAATTACAAAAACTCTTATCTCAACAAAAAAAAGAATTAGGATTAAGTAATAAAAATATTGCTGATTTTTTAAATATAAATAAAACTACTGTTGACCATTATTTTAGAAAAGATAAATCCTTTGCCATACCAAAATCTGAAGTATGGTTTAAATTAAAAAAGTTGTTAAAAATAAAAACAGATGAACATGACAAATCAATAACAGAATTTATAACTAAAGAAAGTGTTTTTGAAAGTGCAAACAGAATTTATAGCACAGAAGCATCATATCCAACTATTACAGCTATAACTACTTCTATGCCTAAAATTTTACATACTGATAAAAAAACTGAAATTAGAAAAATAACTTGCATTGAAGCAGAACGCTTACAAGGTTTTCCAGATAACTACACACAAATACCATATAGGGGAAAACCAAAAGAACAATGTCCAGATTCAAAAAGATATGAAGCTGTAGGCAGATCAATGTCAATTAATGTAATGGAATGGTTAGGATCAAGAATTGACTATGTGCATAAAAAATATGAAAAGTAATAAATTTAATTTTGAATTAGTTGAAGATTTTGATAAACACATAAAATTATCAATTCCAAATTTTGAGGGTATTGATAATATATTTGGGTGTATAAATAAGGAATATGCACAACCAGAAAGTATTGTTTTAGACTTGGGTTGTTCTACAGGAAGATACCTAAATTCATTAGAAAAAATAAATGAAGTAACTTACATTGGATGCGATACTATAAATTTTAAAAACAGGAAAGCACATTTTGATTTTGTAAATTTAGACATTGAGGAAGCATTACATAATTATAAAGATGAAAATGTATCAGTAATTATTTGTATGTTTACATTACAATTTTTGGGATTAACTAAAAGAAATAGAGTTTTAAAATTATTAAAAGATTTTATTGATAACGGAACTACATTATTAATATCAGAAAAAACTTATTTATCACACATTAAAATACAGACACTTTTGCACAGATTACATATTCAAGATAAAAGAAAATATTTTACCGATAAAGAAATACTTGATAAAGATAATCAACTAAGTGTTTCAATGTTTTGTAAAACGGAAAAAGAATTAGAAATTGAATTACAGGAATTAGGCTATGCAACAAAAGTATGGCAATCATATAATTTTATGGGATATTGTGTTCAAAAATATGGTCTTATATTATAAAAAGGGCAAATAGATATATGAGAGTGTATAGGTGTTATGGAGAGTTTATCTTTTGCCCTTATGCTGATTATATGAGAAAAGCAAGAAAGTATTAATTAACTATGGTAATAAAGTCATATTAATATTAATATTTATATGGAGAGTTTTTATGGAAGATAATTATAAAAAAGCACTTTGGATTCCAACCGATTTACATACTGAGATCAAAATATTTGCTGCAAAAAATAATATGAGTATTGAGTCGGCAAGTCAGTTGTTACTTAAACTTGGTGTATGTAGTTATGAGGAGAGAAAGGTAAATGAGTCAGAATAAAGAAGCTGTAGAAAAAAGAAGAAAAGAAATAGCAGAAGAAAAGAAAGATAAACAAATTAAATGGATTTATTTTCAACGAGGTGCTGGTAAGCATTACGAGGAAATAGCTTATATGAGTGGTAGGATTGTTAGGACTGATTATGGTGAACTCTAGGAATAAAGGTGCTGCATTTGAAAGATTTATTGTAAATAAAATAAACAATTACTTTGAATCTAAGAATATAGATAAAAGAGTTAAAAGAAATTTAGATCAATACCAAACAAAAGGTCAGGCAGACATTTATTTAGACAACATAGCTATAGAGTGTAAGAGGTATAAATCTGGTTCTAATATGCCTAGAAATGATTGGTGGACTCAAACACTAGAATCTGCTGGTGATAAATATATACCTATACTAATATGGAAATATGATAGGAAAAGTATTCAATGTATAGTACCAGCATGGTTGATAACAAATGTACCAAAATCAAACAAAATTACTTTAATGTGTCCATTGACAGACTTGTGCGAGAACATCGATGAAGTCTTACAAAAAGCTAATGGATGTAAATAGTTTTATGCTGGAAAATGAGTTTGAGGATTATTGCCGAGAACGATATTACAGAATAAATATTGCTTGTGATTTTTTAGGAATCATAAATGATGAAGATTATGTTAGTTTTAAGGAAAGAAATTACACAACCCTTGAAGCTGATTTTTTAAACAGTATTGATAAAACAATACACTAATAGGAGAGTATATATGAGTGATATATTAGGTGGAATGAGTAGTGGTGGAGAATCACCCTACTTAAAATGGAAAACAGGAGATATGAGTTTTCATAATGGCGATTCGCCAATAGAGTTCCAATATCTTCAACTTGATCCTGCTACTTTTTTAAGTGGTTGGGGTGCATACAAACAAGTATCAGGTTATGACTTTGTTTGGGATAAAAAGTTTGGAGTTCCTGAAAATAAACCAGACAATGATTATAAAAGAGCATTTTCAGCTTGGGTATTGCCACAAGGCCTATCCAGACCTTTATTATGGCAAAATATGACATTTGCAGAAACACAAGCATTTAATAAAATACTTGCTTTGTTCTGGAATGATAAAGACAAGCATAGTGATTTATTACCTGTTGTTAAATTTACAGGTGCTAAAAAACTACAGGTTGGTTTAGGACAATCAAGTGAATTAAGTTTTGAATTTGCTAAGTTTGCACCTAGATCAAATGAGTTTGTTATTCCAAGCTGGTATTATGAAGATAATGATACTTCTGATG